GCAATAGTGATTCTAACACCACTGCTTACCAAGACATATCAGGTTTATACAGATTAGACACTGGGGCTAAAGTAGGAAACGCTAATGCGTATAAATTCGCTAGCACTGGAGCGACATTAAGTAGAGGCCACAGAGCTTATTTATATTACTCTACAGACACAAGTGTAGTTGGGCAATTTGCAAGCCCTGGTTTTTACAAAATTGATGGTAATCAGCCTAAGCTTCACGATATAGTAGGCGGTGAGAGTGATGACGTTTTTTGGTCTGCTAATGGTAATAGTATATATAATGATAATTCAGGCAACGTAGGTATCGGTACTAGTAGTCCTGGTTCTAAGTTAGATATCATAGGTCCTAGTTTAGCGTCACAATTTAAGCTATCAAATACTACAGCGGACACAACAACAAAGTATGGAGCACTCGTGGGAAGGCACTATACAAATAGTGAAGAACCAGTGACTGGTATGCTAATCACCTCTAACTCAAGCGCTACAGGAGGTACCGTATCTATAGGTGGTGGTATAAACGCAGCAAACGCAGTGAATAATATTATTTTATACACAGCAGCAAATAACACAACTTTAGCAGGTACGGAAAGAATGCGTGTCGCCTCAAACGGTAATGTCGGTATTGGAGTTAGCGCACCTTTAGCAAAACTACACGTTGATGGTAATTCAATTACTGCAGGAGCGGTTGTATCTGAAGGAGGTAACTATTCTGCCACCAACGAAAGTGTAACAAACGCGGCGTACATAGTAAAACAAGGTGATAAAATATACTCTGAGACAAGCGCTGGTTATTTAAGAAATTTAATATACCAAGACACAAACGGATCTGTTCAGATTGGTCAAGATGGTACAGCGTTAATAACTGACATAATCATGAAGCCAGGTACGTCTGGTAACGTTATTTTTAGAACGACTAGTAACTCAGAGACAGCGCGCATCAGTAGTGGCGGTAATGTCGGTATCGGGACGACTAATCCTACAGCGAAATTGCAAGTTAATGGTGATATTGATAGTATTTCTGGAGATGGTTATTTAATAAATGGAATGGCATGGGCTTATGAGGCTAGTAGTCTTTTATCATTAGGTAATTGGGACGGTAATGATTTTGAAACTCGTATAATGGACGAAAACTCAAATGAAGTACTAAGAGTTACTAACGGTAAAGTTGGGATTGGAGTAACTAGCCCTGGGTCTAAGTTAGATATAGTAGGAGCAACCGACACCTCTGGGGTAACTTCTTCTTTACTTAGAGTAAGAACAACTGCCAATCCAAATGCTCCTGAAAAAGTTGTTGGTTTTTACGTAAATACAAATACAGAAAGAGGTTTTATATCTGTAAACCAATATCAAACAACTTATAGTACTTCTTCAGATTATAGATTAAAAGAAAATATTGTACCAATACCTAACGGTATAGAGAGGCTAAAGGAATTAAAGCCTTGTAGGTTTAACTTTGTACAAGGTGATCCTAACTATGTGGTAGATGGGTTTATAGCTCACGAGGCGGCTGAAGTAATTCCTGAAGCTGTAACTGGTGAAAAAGACGCTGTAGATGAAGATAACAATCCAGCATATCAAGGTATAGATCAAAGTAAAATAGTACCTTTGCTAACAGCGGCTCTACAGGAAGCAATAGATAAAATAGAACAATTAGAAACAAGAATACAAACACTAGAAAACAATTAAACAATGGCAATTACTTACAAATGGGACATCCCAGCAATGGAGGCTCACATTCAATCAGAAGGTGAAGACAACGTGATCTACACAGTGCATTACAGATACACAGGTTCTGAAGAATCAAATGGTAAAATTTATTCTTCAACCAACATTGGTACTCAAGGTTACACTTATGTAGCTGGGGAGCCTTTTACGCCTTACGAAAATACTGAAGCTTTTGAAGCTACGGTTATTGAGTGGTTAGAAAACTCTTTAGATGTAAACGAAATGCAAGCTAGTATAGCTGCAGACATACAATCTCAGATAACGCCAGTTAATGAAAACTTGTACTTCACATGGCAAAACCAAGAATAGTCGACTGAATAAAAAAAGTAATTTACACTTAAAACATGTAATAATAAAGACCATGCAAAGCTATTAGCTTGTTATAATTAAATCAAATTAAATTAAATTAAAATATGTCAGACAGAATTGTTAAAAACCTGAACTTCGGCGAGGACGCTAAGGCTACGGTATTTAAAGGAATTAAGAAACTAACTAAAGCTGTCAGTTCCACTCTTGGAGCTAGCGGCAAGTGCGTTATCTTAGAAGATGGTAGTGGTAAACCGGTGATTACCAAAGATGGTGTAACAGTAGCTGACTCGATAGTCCTGCTTGACCCTGTGGAAAACATGGGTGCTACTCTTTTAAAGGAAGCGGCTAGGAAAACGGTTAAAGAAGCAGGGGACGGAACAACTACAGCTACAGTATTAGCTCATTCGATACTTAAACAAGCTTACAAGCTTGATAAAGACTACAATAGCAGAGACTTGAAAAATGGTATTAACAGTGCTGTTGAAAAAGTTGTAAAATACTTGGAGAAAAACTCTATACAAGTAACAGGTGACATGATTGATTCTGTGGCCACTATATCAACAAATAACGATCCAACCTTAGGTAAAGTCATTGGAGACGCTTTTAGGTCAGTAGGAGAGACAGGAGTGGTTATGATGGAGACTACAAGTGAATCTGAAACCTATGTAGATGTGGTCGACGGTATACAGTATGAAAAAGGTTTGACTAATTCCAATTTCGTAACAAACAAAGCCACAAAAGAAGCTGTACTTGAAAATCCTCTAGTTTTACTAGTCGATTCACCTATAGAAAGTATTAGGCAAATTCAATCTGTTTTAGAATACGTTATTAAAAATACAAAGTCATTACTTATTGTCGCGGATATAGATCAACCAGTTTTATCGGCTTTAGCGATGAATAAAGTTAAAGGAAATATAAAAGTTAACGTAATTAACGCACCTACTTTTGGTATAAACAAAAAAGATACTTTAACTGACTTATCCATGTTAACTGGTGCTACTATTATAAACGAAGATCTTGGAGATGACTTAGATCTTATATCAGTAGATAAGTTAGGTGAATGTGTTAGAAGTGTAACTGGTGAGCAAGATACTATTATACAAATAAAAGAAACACCAGAAGAAGTAAATGAGCTTATTCAAAAAATTAAAGATCAGCTTGAAACTGAAAAATCTCCTGCAAACGTTATACGACTTGAAACTAGACTTGCACGTTTATCTGCTAAGGTTGCAGTTGTTAAGGTTGGAGCGAATTCAGACATTGAACTTAAAGAAAAGACGGATAGAGTTGAAGACGCTATCTGCGCTACAAAAGCCGCAATCAAAGAAGGTATAATTCCAGGTGGAGGTATTGCTTTGCTCAACGCGTCTACATATACAAAATCTAAAAACAAAGGTGAAGAAGTTTTACTAAAAGCTATAAAAGCACCTTATGAGACAATTCTTTCCAACGCTGGTTTAGAATTAGTTTATCCTGATAAAAAAAATAGAGGATTAAATGTGGTTACAGGTAAGGACGTAAATATGGTACGAGCTGGCATTATAGATCCATTGTTGGTTACTAAAAGCGCTTTAAGAAATGCGGCTTCGGTAGCGACTACGATATTATCTACAGATTGTGTAATCAATAATTTAAGAGTTGGAGATGAAAGCAATAGGTAGGAATTTAATTATAAAGAAACAAAAAGAGGGGACCACTAAAACAAAAGGTGGTCTACTTCTTGCTGAGTCACACAGAGAAGATATTAGATATATAGAAGCTAGTGTAATTTCTATTGGAAGTGATGTAGTTGGCGTTAAAAAAAATGATAAAATATTTTTCGATAGACACGCCGGTCACAGGATAGAAATAGATAAAGACTTTTATCACGTTATTAAACTAGAAGATATAGTTGTTGTTTTATGAAAAGGCTAGACGCAAGGGACGTAAAAGATATGAACTTGCTAAAACATTACCGTATAATACGCAAATGGGCCTGTAAAAACAACAATTTAAATGATGCTGATTTAGAGCTTTTAATATATCTTGATTGTATGGAGCATTTTTCAAAGCAAGACTTTAAAACTGGATCATACTCTTACAGCTGGGACAACAGGCGTTGGAACAAGCTTCTGAAAGCTGACTGGATAAAAGTGTGGAGAAAAAGAAATAGAACTACTCAGCTATACCACATATACCAAATATCCTTCAAAGGTAAACAGCTTATAAGCAGGATATACAGAACTATGTTAGGTGAAGAAGATATACCAACCAGTTCAAGAAGAAATAAAATAATAAGCGGTAATAGTTATACAGATAAAGTTTTAACTACAGCCATATACAATGTTAATAACGATAAAGAAAGATAACTATGCCTACTTACGAACAAAACTTAAAAGCTACAACAGGCAATGCACCTACAAAGTACGTTGACCCGTTAACTGGACTGCAAGTACCAAGCCAGCAAACAACCTACCAAACACCTATTCCAGGTAACCAAATGGGTAACGCTATACCACTGTTTAACGATGCTTCTGCTAACGCAGCTAATCAAATGTTTGGCGGTGTTGAACAAAGACAGATGTCTTTACAGAATCAGTCTGGAATTATTCAAGCTCCTCTGTACTTTAAAGACCAGACGGGAGATGGTAAAATAACGCGGGCTGATGTTATAAAAGCAAGAACTGAAGGGTATAAAAAATAAAAAATAAAAAATTATGGCAAAAAAAGTAACAAAAGCTGATGTTAACGCCGGAGGCGTAGTTGGTGAAAACACTATTTGGGACGGACCGTTAAGTCAACTAGGTAGACCTCACGGTAAAGGTTCTAGTAGTGGATCAAAAGGTATGAGGTTAAAACTAGCAGATTGTGGTTGTGACTCCTTGAAAGGACCGATCACTCAAAGAGCTAAGTGATAACATGATGTCAATGGGAGATATAAAACTGTATATGTTAAACGTTAGTGCGTTTGCTGTCTCTATGTCTAGTATAGACGTAGTGCTAAAGCTGACTTTATTAGCTGTGTCTATTGGTTACACAGTTCAAAAATGGTACAATCTAAACAAAAAGTAGTATGGCTAAATTAGAAAAATCAAAAATGGCTTGCAATAAGCCTAAGAAAACCCCTAGTCACGCAACTAAGTCCCACGTAGTAAAAGCTTGCTCAGGTGGCAAAGAGAAAATAATTAGATTTGGACAACAAGGAGTTAGCACTGCTGGTAAACCTAAGGAAGGTGAGTCAGCTAAGCAAAAAGCTAGACGTGCTAGTTTTAAAGCTAGACATGCTAAAAATATAAAGAAAGGTAAAATGTCAGCTGCTTATTGGGCTGATAAGGTTAAATGGTAAAAACAAACAACTATGAATAAAGGTGAAAAATACGATCAAAAAGAAGCATACAATAAGAATCTAAGTGCAAGCGCTAGATTACATTACTTAGAAAACGCTAGACACGATACTGATTCTGCAGCTAAAATGGCTTACGGAGATTCACCAGCTAAAATGCAAGGATCATTTATGTCTAAGCATTGTCAATCAGGTTTTCAATCAGCAAAACCAGATGCTCCTGCTAAAAAGAAAAGCTGTAAGTACTAGTATGGCATTTAAACTTAAACCACCATTCGAGTGTGATAATACTCCTATATACCAAGTTGATATGGAGGAAGGTGTTTTAGGTATGGCTAACAATAATGGCACAATACTTATAAACAAGTATTTAAGCCCAGCTCAGTCTAAAAAAGTTATTGATCATGAAATGATTCATATAGATCAAATAAAACGTGGTGATTTAGATTACGACAATAACAATGTGTATTGGAAAGGTAAAAAATACTCAAGAGCTAAAATGAATGAAGGGGCGAAAAACCTGCCTTGGGAAAAAGAAGCATATAGAAAATCATAAATAAAATAAAAATGGCAAAATTAAAGACATCATCAAAAACAGCTTTTTACAAGACTGGGCCTTTATACCTTCACAGCGAAGATCACAAAGACCCTAACGAGCCGTCTACTGAGAAAAAACACCATCCAGGTTACAAGCCACCAACTCTTACTAGTTATTCCGATAAATCTACAGAGGCACAGTACGCGAACCAAGCTAACAAACGAGATTTCAAAAAATCAGCACCTGAGCACAAGCAAAAGGACTTAAACACGCCGTTCCCAGGAAAAGGACAAAAACTAGGTAATTACAAAGTAGCTTCTATAGAAGGTAAAACAGGTGATTACTTTGTTAGAAAAGGAGAAAATTCAAAAATGTACAGAGTCTCTAGGCGTGATGTTAAAAAACTAGTTAATACTAAAAACGCTACTTATCAAGCTAATTTTAGACCGGTAAAACACGGTTACGACAAGCAGGGTAACATATACGAGAGGTAAAAATAAAAAATGAAAAAAATACTAAGCCTACTAACTGGTGGCCTGATTAAAGACGTGGGTGGTGTCATAGATAAACTAACCACTACCGATGAAGAAAGATTAGCTGCTAAGCATAAAATACAAGAGTTATTAGAAAAAGCAGATAAAGAAGCTCAAGACCAGGTCACTGATAGATGGAAGATGGATATGCAATCTGATTCCTTTTTGTCAAAAAATATTAGACCATTAGTAATGGTTTATTTGACAGCTGTTTTTACTATTCTAGCATTTGCAGATGGTAACATAGGTGGCTTTAAAATAAACGTAGCATATATACCAGTTTTTCAAACTTTATTGATGACTACTTATGGTGCTTATTTTGTTGGTAGGACATGGGAAAAGAATAAAAAATCAAGTGATAATAAAGATAAGTAAATATAAATTTAATCAAATCAAAGAAAATGAGTAAAATCACAAAAGAACAATTAGAGAAAATTAAAGAGCAACAAGGAAAATTGCAGGGTATTTTAACTGATATTGGAGTTATTGAAGTGCGTAAGCACGAAGCCTTGCATACTCAAGCTGTTATCTCTCAAGAAATAGAAGCTACAAAGAAAGAGTTAGAAGAAGAGTATGGAGCTATCAATATCAATATGAGTGATGGTAGTTATACTAACATCGATGAAAACGATGATTCGGACTTAACCGTGGTTAAATCTGAAGACTAATGAACTCTGTAGTTAGAAAAATAAGTATAGGTTCTGATTACAAAAACGATGCGATGCATTACGCTGTTGGTCAACAGGTTTATGGAGGTCACACTATATCGGCCATACTTTACTCTGAAGATGATAGTTCTTATAGTATCTATATCAAAAAAAAGGACGAGGTAATGCCATGGAAGAAGTTTAATTCTAACATGGCTATATCCGTTGAATATGATCTAGAATACTAATGAAAAGTTTATTTGACTTTATCGTAAAACCTTTAAACAAAAGGTACGATACTGAGATAAAGGTAGGTGACAAAAGCCTTATAACTAACACTAATACTGAAGACTTCAAAGCTGTAAGCAATAGAGCGGTAGTAGTTTCAACTCCCTCTGCTTACTCTACACCGATTAAAGAAGGTGACGTGATTATTATACATCACAATGTTTTTAGAAGTTTTTTTGATATTAGAGGTAAACGAAAAGATAGTAGATCTAAATTTGTAGATGACTTGTATTTTTGTTCACCTGACCAAATATACTTACACAGTAGTAACGGCACTTGGAATTCTTTTCAAGATCGTTGTTTTGTAAAACCCTTGTTAGATAATAATGATCTAACACTGGATAAAGAAAGAAAGCTTATAGGAATACTAAAATATGGTAATAGTTCCTTAGAAGCTCTTAAAATCGTTCCTGGCGACCTAATAGGTTATACTCCGTATGGTGAGTTTGAATTTGTAGTTGATGGCGAACGATTATATTGTATGAAATCAAATGATATTGCAATCAAGTATGAATATAAAGGAGACGAAAAAGAATATAATCCTAGCTGGGCAAAAAGCAGTTGAAGAATTAATTCAGGTAGCTAAGGAAAAAATAGTTGACTCAGACGATGACATATCTGCTGATAGATTAAAAAATGCTGCAGCTACAAAGAAGCTAGCTATTTTTGACGCTTTTGAAATACTTAGTAGAATAGAAGAAGAAGAAAAACTTTTGGAAGAGAAACCAAAAGATGTTAAACAAGAGAAATCTTTTAAGGGTTTTGCTGAAGGTAGATCTAAGTAATGTATAAGCAAACGCTGATACGTACTGTCAAAGATCACATAAAGCCAAAGGTACTTAAAAGAAACAATAGATACAAGAAGTGGGAAAAAGGCTATAACCCTGAGTATGATATAGTTATTATAAGTAGCGATGGAACTATAGGTGAAATTGTAGAGATTCAAAACTTAAAAATAGCATTACCGTTAAAACCTAAGAACGTTCACAAGTGTTCTCAGGACAAAGAAGATCAAGTTTGGACTAAGTTGGAGTATCCAAAAGAGCTATCTAAAATAAAGAGTGTTTTTGATTGGGAGAGGTATCCAACTGACTTTAAAGAAAAATGGTACGAATACATAGATGGGGAATTTGAAAAAAGAGAAAAAGGTTTTTGGTTTTATAACAATGGCAATCCAACTTACATTACTGGTACTCATTACATGTACTTGCAGTGGTCCAAGATTGATGTTGGGGCAGCAGATTATAGGGAATCAAATAGAATATTCTTCATATTCTGGGAAGCTTGTAAAGCAGACAAGAGGTGTTATGGAATGTCGTATCTCAAAAATAGACGTTCAGGATTTTCATTCATGGCGTCTGGGGAGACCGTTAATATGGCCACAATATCAACGGATTCACGGTTTGGGATATTGTCCAAATCTGGTGCCGACGCTAAGAAAATGTTCACAGATAAAGTTGTACCCATCTCTATTAACTACCCGTTCTTTTTCAAACCAATACAAGACGGAATGGATCGCCCAAAAACGGAACTCGCCTATAGGGTACCCGCGTCAAGGCTCACCAGACGTAAACTTAACGAAGGTGAAACCGAACAGGAACTAGAAGGATTAGATACAACTATTGACTGGAAAAATACAGGAGACAACTCCTATGATGGTGAAAAATTAAAACTATTAGTACACGATGAAAGTGGAAAATGGGAAAGACCAGATAATATATTAAACAACTGGCGAGTTACAAAGACTTGTTTAAGGTTGGGTAGTAGGATCGTTGGTAAATGCATGATGGGCTCAACTTCTAACGCTTTAGAAAAAGGTGGTGGAAACTTTAAAAAACTTTACTATGCTTCAAATGTCGAAAAAAGAAACCGCAACGGACAGACTAGTTCGGGATTATATAGTTTGTTCATTCCTATGGAGTGGAACTACGAAGGATTCATTGATGCTTATGGATTACCTGTATTCGACAACCCCAAAAAAGAAACTAAAGACCCTAGCGGCGAAATAATAACTAATGGAGTTATAGAGCACTGGCAAAATGAGGTAGAAGGTTTAAAGAGTGATCAAGACGGTTTAAACGAATACTACCGCCAATTCCCTCGAACAGAAGAACACGCTTTTAGAGATGAAGCTAAAGAGTCCTTATTTAACTTAACAAAAATATACGAACAAATAGATTACAATGCTGATTTACACAATACAGCTACTATTACAACTGGTAGTTTTATGTGGGAAAATGGAATTAAAGATAGTAGAGTTTTATTCTACCCAAACAAAGATGGAAGATTTAAAATATCTTGGGTTCCACCTGTTGATCTGCAAAATAGAGTAATAATAAAGAACGGTGTTAAATACGCGGGCAATGAGCACTGCGGAGCGTTTGGTTGTGATAGTTATGATATATCAGGTACTGTTGATAAGAGAGGTTCTAACGGATCTTTACACGGGTTGACTAAGTTTTCAATGGAAAACGTACCACCAAACTTGTTTTTCCTAGAATACATAGCTAGACCTCAAACAGCTGAAATATTCTTTGAAGATGTGTTAATGGCTTGTATTTTTTATGGCATGCCAATACTAGCGGAAAATAATAAGCCCAGGTTGTTATATCATTTTAAAAGAAGAGGTTATAGAGGTTTTTCAATGAATAGACCAGATAAGATATACAACAAATTATCTATCACAGAAAGAGAAATAGGTGGAGTGCCAAACTCCAGTGAAGACATGAAGCAAGCTCACGCAGCCGCTATTGAAACATATGTAGAGGAAAACGTTGGTAATACGCCTAACGGTTATGGTAATATGTATTTTCAAAGAACACTAGAAGACTGGGCTAAGTTTAACATAAATAATAGAACAAAGCATGATGCTTCTATTAGCTCTGGTTTAGCTATAATGGCTTGTAACAAAAATAGATACACTCCTGTGGCTAAAAAAGAATATAAGAAAATAAATTTAGGTATAAAACGATACGATAACAAAGGTACATCGTCAAAAATTATAAGATAAATGAAAGTATACACCAATACTAATAGCTCTTTCCCTAGCCAAGTAGCTAGTGATGAAGTTAAAGCAAGCTTAGATTACGGGATTCAAGTCGCTAGAGCTATCGAGGGAGAGTGGTTTCAAGAAGGTCGTTCTGGCAACAGGTACGCTCAGAGCTACAGCAACTATCACCAACTTAGATTATACGCTAGAGGTGAACAATCAATAGCTAAGTATAAAGACGAGTTATCGATAAATGGAGATTTATCTTATTTAAATTTAGACTGGAAACCCGTACCAGTTATACCTAAGTTCGTAGACATTGTTGTTAATGGAATGTCTAATAAGTCCTACGATATTCAAACAGTAGCTCAAGATCCTTTTTCTATAGAGCAAAAATCAAAATATGCTAAAGCTGTTTCTAGAGATGTAAACATGAGACAGACGCTGGAGAACTTTAAGACTGATCTTGGTTTAGATTTATATAACGTCTCTAACCCTAGCGATTTACCAGCTAGTCAGGAAGAACTAGATCTTTACATGCAAATGAGCTATAAACAAACTGTTGAAATAGCAGAGGAAGAGCTTATAGATAATACATTAGCTTATAACAGATACGAGGAAACTAAGAGGAGATTAGCTTATGACTTAACTGTTTTAGGAATATGTGCTACTAAAACAAACTTCAATAGAGCGGAAGGGATAAAGATAGAGTATGTAGACCCTGCTTATATGGTGTACTCATACACTGAAGACCCGAACTTTGAAGATATTTATTACGTTGGAGAAGTTAAGTCTATAACTATAGCTGAACTAAAGAAGCAGTTCCCAGATATATCTAAAGAAGAACTTGAGGCTATACAGAAAATGCCTGGTAATTCACAATATATAACAGGTTGGGGTAATTACGACTCTAACACTGTACAGGTAATGTACTTTGAATACAAGACATATCGAGATCAAGTATTTAAAATTAAAAGAACAGAAACTGGTTTAGAAAAAGCTATTGAAAAAACAAGTGACTTTAACCCTCCAAGTAACGATAACTTTGAACGAGTTTCAAGAACTATAGAGGTTTTGTATACAGGAGCTAAAGTACTAGGTAACAATCATATGCTAGAATGGAAACTAGCAGAGAACATGACAAGGCCAACAGCTGATTCAACCAAGGTAGAAATGAATTACTGTATCTCAGCACCTAGAATGTATAAAGGTAGAATTGAGTCTATCGTAAGCAGAATAACTGGCTTTGCTGATATGATTCAGCTAACCCATTTAAAGCTTCAACAAGTTATGTCTAGAATAGTGCCTGATGGTGTATTTTTAGATATGGACGGGCTAGCTGAGGTTGACTTGGGTAACGGTACAAACTACAATCCAGCAGAGGCTTTGAATATGTATTTCCAAACTGGTAGTGTTGTAGGTAGATCACTTACACAAGACGGAGGTATTAATGCTGGTAAAGTTCCAGTACAGGAGTTATCTTCTTCGTCTGGTCAAGGAAAAATACAGAGTTTAATTGGTACTTACGAGTATTACTTGAAAATGATTAGAGATGTAACTGGATTAAATGAAGCTAGAGATGGTTCTATGCCCGATAAAGATTCTTTACTAGGATTGCAGAAGCTAGCCGCTAACGCGTCTAACACAGCTACTAAGCACATATTAAACTCTTTGTTGTATGTTAGTCTTAGAATCTGTGAAAACGTTAGTTTAAAAGCTGCTGACGTTATAAAAAACCCTCTACTTAGAAATTCTTTAGCTAACTCCATAAGCACTTTTAACACTAATACTCTTCAAGAGCTTATAAACTTACAACTCCATGACTTTGGTATACATCTACAGTTAGAGCCTGAAGAAGAGGATATTGCTAAGTTAGAACAGAATGTTCAAATGGCATTGCAGACACAAGCTATATCATTGTCAGATGCTATTGATATCAGGGAAATAAAAAACACAAAATTAGCTAATAAGTACATAAAACTTAGACAGCAACAAAAATCACAGAGAGAGCAAGAGCAAGCTCAGGCAAATATACAAGCCCAAGCTCAAGCAAACGCGCAAGCAAGTGAAGCAGCTGCTATGGCTGAAGTTCAAAAACAACAAGCTTTAACTCAAGAGAAAGTTAGTATAGAGCAAGCTAAGTCTCAGTTCGAGATACAGCGAATGCAAACAGAGGCTCAAATAAAAAGAGAGTTAATGGCTGAAGAGTTTAATTACCAATTGCAACTAGCAAAAGCTAGAGCAGATGTAGAAAAAAATAAAGAGTCTGAGATTGAAAATCGCAAAGACGAAAGAACTAGAATACAAGCTACTCAACAGTCTGAACTTATAGCTCAGAGACAAAACGACGAGCTACCTAAAAACTTTGAATCTGCCGGGTTTGACAACCTTGGTGGTTTTGGACTAGAACAGTTCAACCCTAAGTAGGAACAAATTTTAACTATTTAATTATATTATATTATGTCACAAGAAAAACAAGAGGGAGAGTTCTCCTTAAAAGGTAAGAAAACTAAACCTAAGAATTTAGGTAAAACACAAGATGGACCTATAAAAGTAGATCTATCTAAAAGCGACAAAGAGCCGGAAGTTACTAGAGTAGTAATTGACACTGAAGACAATCAAGTTGAAGAAGTTGTTAAAAAGGTTGTTGAAGAAGAAATCGAACAAGAACAAGAGGTTGTTCAAGAAGACACGCCTATTATACAAGAGGTTACTGATGAAACCGTACAAGATGAGGTTGAGGTTTTAGAAGAGCAGTTAGAGCAGGCTGTAGTCGAGCAGAGCGCTGGAATTGATTTACCAGAAAACATTGAGAAGTTAGTTTCTTTTATGAAAGAGACTGGCGGTACGATTAACGACTACGTTAGATTAAATGCTGACTATTCTAATATCGACAACAATACGTTACTAAAAGAATACTATAAAAAAACAAAGCCTTACTTAGATAGTGAGGACGTAAGTCTACTACTTGAAGATTTTTCATACGATGAAGATCTAGACGAGGAGAGAGACATCCGCAAGAAAAAACTTGCGTTTAAAGAAGAAGTTGCAAAAGCCAAGAACTTTCTAGAGCAAACAAAGAGTAAATACTACGACGAGATCAAGTTGAGACCGGGCGTAACTCAAGAGCAAAAGAAAGCTACTGACTTTTTCAATAGATATAACGAAGAGCAAGGTAGAGCCGAGCAACAACATGAAGCTTTCAAGAGCCAAACTAAAAAATTATTCTCACAAGATTTCAAAGGTTTTGATTTCAATTTAGGAGAAAAGAAGTTTAGATATGGTGTGAAAGATCCTAGTAAAGTTGCTGAAAGCCAATCAAACATTAACAATATTGTAGGGAAGTTCCTTGACAATGAAGGTAATGTAAAAGATCCGGTTGGTTATCATAAAGCTATGTACGCTGCAGCTAACGTTGATACTATTGCTAACCATTTTTACGAACAAGGAAAAGCTGACGCTGTTAAACAAGTAATAGACGGCTCAAAAAATCCAAGTCAAGCTGTAAGGCAAGCGCCTCAAACAAGCTTCAAAGATGGTATCAAGGTAAAAGTATTAGGCGAAAGCAATCTTAGTTCATCGAAATTAAAGATTAAAAAAATTAAAATTTAACATTTAAAATCATTTAAAAATGGCATTAAACAACGCATTCGGTTCAATTAAACCGAGTCAAAAACAACAATTATTGTCTGACAACTATTTAAGTTTTACAGACGGATCAGGAAACGATTTTGCACAACAATATCTACCTGAAATTTATGAACAAGAAGTAGAGCGTTACGGAAACAGAACATTATCTGGATTCTTACGTATGGTAGGTGCTGAAATGCCTATGACTTCTGATCAAGTAGTATGGTCTGAGCAAAACAGATTACATATTGCTTACAACAATGTAACTTCAGCAACTGCTACTACTTTAACATTCGCACTAGATGCTGCTAATGGAGAGGACTTTGTAGGAAACGTAATTTCTAAGAACGATACTATCGTTATTATGAATCCTGCTAATGGGCTTGAAGTAACTGCTTTAGTAACAGACAGTGTTGATACCTCTGCTACTTTAGCCACTCTTACAGTTGCTACTTATACTGGAGCTAATCTTGATGCTACTTTTGCAGCTGGTGCTACTGGACTTAAGATCTTTGTATACGGATCTGAGTATAAGAAAGGAACTGGAGATGCTGACATCAAGTCAATCACTCCTTCTTTCACCCAATTCTCTAACTCACCTATCATCATTAAAGATAAATACGCTATCTCTGGATCTGACGCTGCTCAGATTGGATGGGTAGAAGTTGCTACTGAAGATGGAACTGGAGGGTATTTGTGGTATCTAAAAGCTGAGTCTGAAACTAGACTACGTTTTGAGGACTACTTAGAAATGTCTGTGGTTGAAGGAACTTTAGCTGCTAACGGATCTGGTGTTGCTGCTATCGCTGGAGATGTTAAGTACAAAGGAACTGAAGGTTTATTTGCTGCTGTAAAGAAAAGAGGTAATATCTTTGCTGGGTTCGCACCTGGTGTTGGAGATTTAGCTGAGTTTGACCAAATTCTTAAAAACTTAGATACTCAAGGAGCTATCGAAGAGAATATGTTATTCGTTAATCGTCAACTTTCTTTGACTATTGATAACATGCTAGGTGGAGTATCTAGTGGAGCAAACGGAGGTACTGCTTACGGATTGTTTGAGAACTCTGAAGATATGGCACTTAACTTAGGTTTCTCTGGATTCAGAAGAGGTTCTTATGACTTCTACAAAACTGACTGGAAATACTTGAACGATGCATCTACTCGTGGAGCTGTTGCAGATTCAGGAATCGAAGGTATCTTGGTACCAGCTGGAACTTCTACTGTTTATGATCAAATCTTAGGAACTAACATCAGACGTCCATTCTTGCACGTACGTTATAGAGCATCTCAAACTGATGATCGTCGTATGAAGTCTTGGTTAACTGGATCTGTTGGAGGAGCTTACACTTCTGATCTTGATGCAATGGAAGTACACTTCCTTTCTGAAAGATGTTTATGTGTACAAGCTGCGAACAACTTCGTATTGTTCACTGACTAATACAAGAGTAAATTATTGTAATTCTTACCCTCGTTACATCAACGGGGGTAATTATTACTTTTATTAAATTATTAAATTTTATTATATCATGGCGAATCAAGCTAAAAAAGCAGTAACTAAAACCGAGGTTGCACCTCAACCAATTACACCAAAAAAAGTAAAAGTAGAACCAGCTAAACCTAGTTGGGAAATCAAAGATAGAACTTATATTTTAAAAGGTTCATTTACTCCATTAACGTTAACATTACCATCTAGGCATTCTGCTAGATTTCCTTTGTTATGGTTTGACGAAGAAACTGGAGAACAAAAAGAATTAAGATATGCTACAAATCAAAATTCACCACTCGTAGAAGAGCAAAAAGGTGAATCAACACTTGGGCATGTTATGTTTAAAAATGGTACTTTATTTGTACCTAAACAAAAACAAAATTTACAGAAACTACTGTCTATATATCATCCGGCTTTAAACGGTAAGTATTACGAGTTTAGTAAAGTTGAAAAAGCTACTGACGATCTAGTTTATTTAGAGATGGAGATTGAAGCTTTAAACGCTGCTAAATCTATGGACATCGATCAAGCAGAAGCTATATTGAGGGTAGAAGTAGGATCTGAAGTATCTAAAATGACTAGTAGAGAAATAAAAAGAGATCTGATGATGTTCGCTAAGAGAAATCCAGATTTATTTATCGATCTAGCTAACGACGAAAACGTACAGTTAAGAAACTTTGCTATTAAAGCAACAGAATCAGCTATAATCAAGCTGTCTGCAGATCAAAGAACATTTGTCTGGGCTTCTAACGGTAAAAAACTTATGACAGTACCTTTCGACGAGCACCCATACTCAGCTATGGCGGCTTTCTTTAAGACAGATGAAGGCTTAGAAGTTTTCAAATCTATAGAGAAAAAGTTTCTATAACATGTAATACTAATATATAGGAGATCGCTTCGGCGGTCTTCTCTGTATTATAATAAAAAAACTAATAAATGGCAACAATAAGTGTAGACACGGTTTATAAAACAGTCTTATTAATACTAAACAAAGAGCAACGAGGCTACATGACGCCTGACGAGTTTAATAAGATAGCTACTCAAGTTCAGCTTGAAACTTTTGAAAATTACTTCGAGAGTTTAAACCAGCAACTTAGAATTCCAGACAACGACAGTGAATATGCTGATCGTATAAAAAATATTGATGAAAAAATAGCTATATTTAAAAAATATGCAACAACTACTTATTCATCAGACCACTTCACACTACCATCAGACCTGTATAGATTAGGTACTGTTATTTATAAAGATGAAATAGAAGCTCAGTTAATTCAAAGAAATGATCTTCTATATGTTAACCAATCACCTTTAACTAAACCCACTGAGCAATATCCGTTATACTTATACGAGGATAATAAGCTTTATTTAAAGCCTAACGATATACAAAGTAATATTAGTGTATCGTACGTTAAAAAACCAGCTGATGTTATTTGGAATTTTGAAATACCATCTGGACAAAACTATTATCAATATGTAGCTGCTGGTTCTCAAGACTTTGAGCTAGACGTATCAGAGCAGCCTGAGGTGATAATAAAGATATTGTTATATGCTGGAGTAGTTGTAAAAGATTACAACCTAGTAAATCTAGCTGCTCAACAAATACAAGCAGAACAAATAAATCAAAAAAGCTAATAAACTATGCCTACACCTAATGGAGGTTTAATAACCGAAAATAATCGTCAGTACTACGCGGGAGCGCAAAGCTTTTTATCTACTGCTAACCAGACAGTATTTGGACCAACAACATTTGATACAGATTTAGTTTTTGGTAGTTACAGTCCTATAGAGCCTAACTACGCTTTAAATAATTACAAGTTATATACTGCTGCACCTGGAGATCTCGTGTACACAGAGTATACGGCTAACTACAGTATCACTGGTAATGAAATAACATTTGCCACTGGTCTACCTTTAAACACAGCTGTGGCTGTTCAATTGAAGTCACAAACAGGTGGTAGCTACGGAAACAAAGATGCAGTTGGAAGTACTGTTGAGGAAAACTGGGGATCTTACTCTTATACTAAGCTAAACGACGTTATTAGTAACTTCATGGTTGCGTATGTTGGAACTGGTAAAATAATATCTGACGTAAAAAGAACAGATGTTGTTTTCTTTGCTAAAAGAGCAATGCAAGAGTTTAGCTATGACACACTAAAAAGTGTTAAGTCGCAAGAACTAAGTATACCACCTAGCTTGAGCGTTCCAATGCCTCAGGACTACGTAAACTATGTTAAAATGTCTTGGATAGATCGATCTGGTATTAAGCATATTATATATCCAACTACACTAACTAGCAACCCAACAGCGATACCGCTACAAGATAGTGGTGGAATACCAACTCAAGATAATTTTAACGACAATACTCAAGGTAGTTCCATAACAGAGGAGAGATGGGATACTAACGGCATCGGTGTAATAAATAATCAACTACAAGATGGATCACCTGTTTGGGCTGATGTGTACGGCGGAGGCTTTGGTCAAGGTTTTGCTTGGCAAAGTGGATTCTATGGTATACAACCTGAGGTTAGCCAAGTAAATGGTTGGTTTACTATAAACGAAAGAGAAAATACTTTTTCTTTCTCAAATGACTTAGTTGACCGTATAATCATTTTAGAGTACATTTCTGATGGTTTAGCGTACGACTTAGACACTAGAGTCCCTAAGATGGCTGAAGAAGCTATGTATGCTTATATACTCCACGCTATAGTTTCTACGAGAGCTAACCAACCTGAGTACTTAGTACAAAGATTACGTCAAGAAAAAAGTGCTAAATTAAGAAACGCTAAAATAAGACTATCTAACATAAAACTTGACGAATTTGTACAAGTAATGAGAGGTAAATCTAAATGGATAAAATCATAAACTAAATGGC